AAATATCTGTTCTAACGTGCTTTTTTGTCGCTTCCTTAACGCTGAAACCTGCTCTTTCATTTCGCATCCTGTGAAGTCACCTTATGAAGTCATTATGTGCATTTTGAAAGATGAAGTCAAACCATGAAGTCACTCTTTCGCGTGGACTTGCAGCATAGCCGCCAAAATCGCCGTTTGCTCGGCTGCCGGTAGCGCGCTGTAGTTCTTGGCCCAGCGCTCCGCCTTTCGTTTGATCCGCTGGCGGTCGATGTAGTTGGCACCGGCAAAAGCATGGCTGTATGCGGCGCCCTCGGTAAAATTCATCCACAGTTGCTCAGTGCGCGGGCCGCCACGGGTCATCACTTGAAACTGGATGCTGCGCCAGTCGCCGAGCAACTCGTCGTAAAGCGCGGACGGATAGCCGGAGATCATGACATTGGCGGGCACGGTGCGCAGCACGTCGATCAGGCGGTGATGATCGTCGACGGTATACTCGTGACGATACCGCGCGCGGCTGGTTCGGGTTGCCGGCAGATAAGGCGGGTCGACGTAGATCAGCGTACGGCCGTACTTTTCAAACGGCGTGGCGCGCAGTAATTCCACTGCGTCGCCAACTTCGATCATGAGGCGTTCCGCCTGGTCATCCAGAAAATCCGGATTATCTTCACAAAAAGCCTCTACGGTTTCCGGGTCAATGTCCCAACCGATCGTGCACGACGCGGGCGGTTTTCGCAGCATAATGGCGCCGCCACCCAGGTGCGTTTCGATGTAGGTGTCATGCGGCGGCATCTGGCTGATGATCGCCTGGTAAGCACCGCTCGCGGCCTTGCTCCCCAAATACCCCATTTTATCGGGCCTCCATAGTTGATACTGACCGTGCTGCAGAACAGCTATTGCTGTCTATGCGGTACCGGCAACAGCAGCTGGTACAGTTGAAACCGTCTATATTTGCCGGTATGGCCAGAACAGACATCCGTAGCTATGCTGAAGCGAGGTGACGCACATGGTTCAGGCGCTGCATTAACTCCTGCGCTTTGCGCTGCGTCCCTTCCGGCGTAGGGCGTTGTGATTTTTGTTTCATTATCAATAGCTCGCCCTCTCGCCCCGCCCTGAATCTCTGGCTACCGACTTCGAACGTGGCACCGGCAGCCAGCGCCATCGCTTCTTGATGGGTCAAATCAATCCCGATACTGGATGCTGAATCGGCGATTTGCTTAGCGCGAGGCACCAAGCCTTCCTGCCGCTGCCTATGTAGCATGGCCTTACGCTGTATTTCTTCTGCCACCCGTCGATCAAGTCCAGGCAATACCGCCGGCGTCACTTTATCGCTGGTGTTCGATGTTGCTTTTAACCGCCGGAACAGCTCCCGCCTTTCTTTGCGGCTCAGGTTTTCAAAGTTAACCGGTTCGTCAGCTGGCACAGTCGTCGGTGGCTGTACTCGATGCGGATCACTCGCGCCTATACTTCCGCCGTCTTTGATTGGATTTTGCTCAGGCGGACAGTTATTGCCACGAGTCCAAGGGGCGGCGGCCTTGCCGCAGCCCTCAACGTCAACCCCCAGGCGTGCGGCTTCGCCGCCCGCCGGTTTACGTTTGCGCTTCAGTGTCCAGGTGTCGGGGTGGGTGCAAATACGCGACGCCTCACCGAGCATCGGTGACCAAACACCGAAGATCTGAATACCGAGTTCGCCGTAATCGTTAGGCTTTTCCGCCTGAAGGTAGGCGGTGTGGACGATGTGATCGCTACGCGGCGTCAAAACGCCACCTTGTTTCAAGATGTACGTTGCGATGCAGCCGGCATCCGCGGCGTTCATCACGTCATCCATGGCTTTATCACTCAGCCGCTGGGTTTTCTTGGCGCTAATGCCCTGGCGGTCAAGCTGGGTCGCCAGCCGGCGCAATTCGCGGTAAACCTGGCGCGAGGGTATGCCGAAAAACTGGAATTGGTGCACGCGGTGCAGACTGGCCCAGCCGAGCGCATGCTCGACTGTATCGGCCATGCTTTTGCCGCTTTCGTGGTCGATTGGCGGCTCGCCGGTATCTTTGTTCGGTTTGCGTAAAGGCTCGGCGTCCAGGTTCTTGCCGATGTAGGTCGCGATATAACTGATTGGCGATCCCTTCTCTGCGGTGATCAGTTCAGTTTCAAAGCGCGGGGTTATGTCGTTGCCAAGTTCGGCGCGATCGTCACGGATAGCAAACTCTTGCAGGATGCCGACAATGTCGTCGCGTTCATCTGGTCGGCAGAACACCATCATGTGCCAATGAACCGTGCCGTCGTGGTGTGGTTCGGCAACTCGGATCCCGTACCAGCGGAGCCCGAGACGATTCAGTTTTTTTCGAACGCTGGCGAAAAAGCGATTGACCAAATAATCATTGCTTTCGCGAACCGTGTACGTGTTCCATTTCGGGTTAGGTGCACCGCTACCTTGCAACGTTGCGTGATATTTCGATGGGCAAGTGATGGTGCACCAAACGGCGCAATCACCGCGCATCTCAGCGATGTCCTGCATGCCTTTGACTGTGGTCATCATCTCTATGCGACGGTGGCGCGGGTTGCTGGGGCCAGCGTAATAAGCATCTTCGAGGTCGATGGAAAAGCCGTCATCGTTGGTCAGCTCGAAAGCCTTGAGAAATTCGCGGGTGCGGCGACGTTGTTCGCGGAAGTGTGTCAGCGCATCGGCGCTGATGTAGGCGGAATCCTGTTTACGCACCAGCCCCGCGGCACGCAGCAGCTCTTCACGCCAGCGACAGCGCAACGCCCACAGATTGGTAAACCACCAGTTAGCGCAGCACATTCTGGCGATTGCGCCGGGGATCTTGTCGTAAGGCGGTTCTCCGCGGCGGCGCAGGTATGGGTTCAGAGAATGCCAGCAGGGCGGCGTCACGTTGAAGCGTTCGGCCTCAGTGCCCAGCGAAACATACACACGAAGTATTTCTTCTGGCATGGCGTCGGTGGGAAGCCTGCTCTTGCACTGCTGGTCGAGCAGCGTTTCAAAATGCGCAGCCGTGAAAGTTGCCAGCAATTTGACCGCGCGTTTGTCCAGCTCAGGTAGACGTAACAGATCGTCGAGCCGCTCACGACGGGCAACCAATTGGAGGCCAAAGGTTAGTTGCTTGTCCTGCATCTTCTCAACGCGGGTCAGTACCGTCTTGACCGTCCGCAAAATGTAATTACGGGAAAGCTTCTCGCTGTTGCCTTTCTTACTCTTACGAATGGCGTTGATGCGCGCCAGCAATGGTGAACGGATAAAATCGGGCTGCGCCATCAGGGCACCCAGCACCAGCTGCACCTTTCCTTCCCCGCGACGCTGTTCCGCCAGAATGGAAAGCTGCGAATCGCGATCGCGCTCCTGATCCGCGGTGACCTCAATCCAGCGCTGCCGGCGCCGTTGCGCGACGGTGAGTTTCAGCTCTTTTTCGGTGTCTTCGGTGTACGGGTTGATCCCCTGTTTCGGGGCATTCCAGGGATAGGGCCAATCAGAAGCAACTGCGCCGCGGCCCGGATAGGGGCGCGGCGGGGATGGTTCGCGACGGCCTTTGGTGCTTTTAGTCATTCGCAAACGCCAGCGTAAACGCTACTGCAAGCGGTGTGATCGTTCATGGCGGCGATCAAATCGAACTGCTGCCCGCCCCTGGTGGTTAGGGCCCAATCGCGATAAGTTTCGATGCCATGCGATTCAACCGTGATGCACTCGATTCGGCTTTCCGCCTTTTTCGGATCTTGAGTAGCTGGAAAGAAAGTGCTGTTCTGGCGGCGAGAGCAAGCGGCGACCAGCTTTTCCCATTGAGCAACGCGGGCTATCTCCTCCGGCCAGCGGGTAAAGATCTCTGCCAGCTCGGATTTGCGTGCGTGAATGCATGGCATGCAGCCGACGCGGCTACAGCCTTGTGTATACAGCGGATTCGGCTTGATGCCGTGGTGTTTGGCAATCGCGAAAACGTCGGCATGTTTCCAATCGAGAATTGGCCGATAAATATTTAGGCCCGGCGTTTTATCGGCATCGTTTTCCCACGCGGGCAATCCCGCGCGTTGCGGTGATTCCTGCGCCCGAACCCCTTGCCAACTGATCACCTCGTCGAACTCGTCCAGCAAAGGCGCAACCAGCTGATCGCGGATCGGGATGTGCTTTAACTCGAATGTGCAGAAGCGGGCCATTGTGGACGGAAAGCGGCCCTTCCACATGCAAAGATCGAGGAATGGCACACCCGTTGGGTGAAGTGTTTCGAGCGCCAACGCGACGGTCTTTTTCGCCTCTTGTTCAGTTAGTCCGCATTCAGTAACTAGTGATACAGGCCAGTGCTCTGCAATAAACCGGCGTTTACCCTCGATGCGCGCAGTAAAGTCGGCTTTGACGCGGCGAATCGGCCCCAACTTGGATTCCAGATAATCCAGGTATTCCATTGTTAGCGGGTGTTCGTGGCCGGTATCGGCAAATGCGGGAATAATCTTGACGCCGGCAGCAAGCGCAAACAGCCACTGCGCCAGGCTGTCTTTTCCACCGGAAATGCTGATCACGTTTATGGCGTCGGTAGCGAAGACGCGATCGTCGATCAGCGCCGTTCCGGCCGGATATGAGATAGCACGCGAAGGTATCAGCATTTGAATGGCCCTCGTTCGATACTCAGCATCACGTAACCCGGCGCCCATTCGGCCAGGTCGGTGATGTGGGTGATACGCACCCAGATGTGCTCGCCGGTAAACCCTTCCAGGTGGCCTAACTTTGTATAGCCGTTCAGACTCAGCAGATCGCCGACGGCAAAGTCACGGTCGTTAATACGGAATTCGGCTCTTTTCGCGCCACAAATGACGGCGGCGAGGTGTTCAGGGTGGATCTTCAGGTGATGTTTTTTCACGATGCCGCCCTCATAGTCGCGATGATCTCGCCAGCGTCTGCGCGGCTGGCAGCTTTGGCGCTGACAGAGCGGCGGGCGGTGATCGGGGTAATAGTGAAATCGGCGTACAGAGCTTTGGCTGCGTCCGTCTCGCTGTTCGAGGCCACAACGTGGCGGCCGCGTTTTGCCGCGATGCGCAGCATACGCGCCAGCTTTTCCTGCTGCGCGCTGGTGAATCCGTCGGTGTGGTAGCTAGTGAAGTTGGCGGTAGTACTGGCCGGGATGTATGGCGGATCGCAATAAATCACGTCGCCGGCCTGCGCCATCCGGATCGCTTCCTGGAAGGTGCGGCACAGGAAAATCGCTTTTGTGGCCTGCGCCTTCTCGGCAAATGCCCGGATCTCCACCTCGGGGAAATAAGGCGCTTTTCGATGACCGAACGGCACATTAAACTCGCCTCGCAGGTTGTAGCGGCAAACGCCGTTGAACCCGTGGCGGTTCAGGTAGAGGAACTGCGCAGCCCGGTAGATGAAATTGCTGTCGCAGCACAGATTAAAGTCAGCACGCACGGCGTAATAGCCCGCCTGATCCGGGTGTTCGTTGAACAGGTGGCGCGCTTCACGAATTAGCACTTCAGGCTGATTTTTTGCGACGTTGTGGAAGTTGATCAGATCGGCATTGATGTCGCACAGCAGATAGCTGTCATAGTCGGTATTGAGGAACACCGCACCGGAGCCGACGAACGGCTCAACCAGACGCCCACCTTCCGGCAGATGCTGGCGCAGTGTGTCGATGATGCGGGCTTTGCTGCCGAGCCATTTCAGCGCTGGGCGGTTCATCTTACCGGTCACACCAGCCAGGTTCTTAGTCATAGTCGCGTTCCTCTGGCGGAGTGTACTTGTGCGTTTCGTGGGGATGAGGCAGGAACCTATCGACGTTCCAGATCCAGACTTTCCAGAGCATCACTTGATACGGTGGGAGCAACTCGTAAAGAAGCGGGCCGTACTGATCCATGACCCGACACCGTTGCCGATAGACCCAGTCATTGCGGTAAAGTGCAAATATTTGAATAACGAGAACCGCTATCGTGAGCATGGCGAGTATCTTCAGCATCTTCTTTTGCTCCTTCCCTTCTGATGGTTGTATTTTTCGTGCGTCATCAGTCGCCAGTTCTGGCCGCTATCCCTGCTCAATAACCGCCACTGATAGCCAATATTTATTTTCAAATTCCCGCTCTGCGTCAGGTACGTGAAAACCTTCTCACCACGGTCAAAACGTGAAAGCAAAGCGGCGGCCTTCCGATATATGCGCGGGTCAGCTGGCGGGCCTGATAGTCTGGCCCTCATGACTGTAAGCTCTGCTGGTTTGGCGCGATGAGGTGCTTCCAGATGTGAATAACGGTCTTTGCCTGATGAATGGCGTCGTCCAACGCATTGTGTTTGGCGCCATCGAATGGCACAGCGGTGTGCAGATCCATACCTGCATCTTTAGCCGCTTCCTCGATAGTGCGAACATCGCGGGCGTTCCAGAATCGCCAAACGGGCGTTAGGCCCACGCTGGCAAGTGCCGTATTGATGATGGGCAGGTCAAAATCAGTTCCTTTAGCCCATATGCGTACGTCTTCAATGGCGCCATTGCGCATGATGAAGCACTGGAGTTCGCCCAATGCGCAGCCGAGGGTAACGGCATCATCGGTGGCGATCTCGCTGCGCGCCTCGGCGCTCTGGCGTAGCCACCACTTGACGGTATCGGCGCCGATCGTGCCGCCGTGCTTCTGGCTATTTTCCAGATCGACGCGCTGATAGAAGCGCTTGCCGAGCGTGCCGCTGGCGAGGTCGAAGGCCACCGCCCCGATCGCCACAATGGCGGCGGAGGGGCGGTTGTCCATGGTTTCTAAATCCAACATGATGTGACGCATAACGTATTCCTCATTTTCAAGGTGAGCGAAGCCCGGCGCGGTATATGCGCCTTTTTAACTAGTTGTGTTCTTCTATTTCAGACGTTACTCATAAATAACGTCTGAAATAGGTGCCGGGTTTTAGCCATGCCCGGCGCATGGTTCTGTGGTATTGTGCCTCCGCCTGGTGCTGTCCACTCTTGTAAGGACTCAGGCGAAAAACCAACAGCCACAAGGATATGAATATGGTCAACGAAGAATACATAATCGCTCAACTAGAGCTTCTTGTTGAATATGTTAACTCCATTCGAGCCCCTGTAATTAACAGCCCGTACATCCACGAGGTAAATTCTTTACAGCAAACTCTGAATGAGAAAATAAAAGAGAAATTCCCACAATCAATATCAAAAATGGAAGTCTTCGACATTTAATATTTTATGCGGCTAGATTTCTAGTCGCATTTAACATCCATTTCCAAACAACAAATATAGCGCCCCATCTCTTCTGCAAATTCTGGATGCTCTTTTTTGATGAAACTGACAGCATCCCTTAATTGCCTCATTGCAGCTTCAGCTGACATTGCAAGCACAACGGTTCCGCCATAAATAGAAGTAATCATGCAACCACGAGTGTTTTTATCATTCTGTATTGAGAAAACCTTATCAAACCTAATGATCGTCGTTTTTCCAGTTTCTTCTCTGAGGCTAATATGTAGACCGGTTTGTTTTCCGCCTGCTTGAGTTATATCGCTCATGGTTCCGCTCCTGTTGAAGATCTAATCTCTAGTTGTGCCTATCTGGGAGTGCACCCCGGACGCCAATCCCCCACGCGTTGATGGGAGGGTGCACTCTCAGATAGGGCCGGGCGTACCCGGCTTAAGCTGCGAACCGATCTGCGCAAAATGGTTGAGGTACATCGCCAGCGCTGCAACGGTAAACCAGCGCCTCCAAATCCGCGGCCGACTCCAGATCACCGGCTGCCTGTGCGGTGCTAAGCAGCCCTTCAAGGCCAACGCTCAGGCGGAAGGCATAATCGTTTTGGGAGAATTGGCGGACTTCCTCGGCAACAGCAGAGGCAGCTCGCATGTTGTCGCTTTTAAAGTGGTACTGTTTCAATAAATCATTGATAAGAATGCTATAGGCTTGTTTCATTATTTTTCCTCTCAAAGCTGCTGACGTGCTTTACGCTCTACTGCTTCTTTCCTAGCTTTATATTCTCGTCGATATGCCGCGCGTTTGGCTTCTCGTCGATTGCGTATATCACGAATAATAAACACGCCCGAAAACACAGCGATAATTGCCAATATCGCGAGACATTGAATTGCTTCTAATGTGAGCGAATTAATAAAATTCAACATTGCTATCTCCGGTAGGGAATGGCGCTGGTTTTCGTCCGGTGTTAACCCACATGCTTGCAGCACGATCAATGGTAAACCCGGCGTTATCATCACCAACGCATTTAGCCACCCCGGCCAGATCCTGCAATTTACCCGCCAACCAATTAACCTCTGATGTGGCATATTGCGGTTTTGTATATTTCGCACGTTCGGTATGTAGTGCTAAAACCAGATTTGCAGCTTCATAAAATGGGTTACCCATGCTTTCTCTCCATTTCATTATTACATTGCCTGAGTCAGAAAAAATTTAATGGGTCTACACACGGGATTACTGGCTGTCGCGTAAGGTGCACCCCAACAAGTCGAAAATCATCCTCTAATGGCATAAGCTCAATGGCTGGATATAAAGGTTGTTGGTTTTTATTTGCCTCATAGGTAATGTCGCGTAATAACGCTGTCTCAGCAAATTTGGCAAAAAGCGCAACTTTTCCATCTTTCAGCCGCCACGCCAGATCAACAACTTCACTTATGAAGTCTGGAATAAAATTCATTGCATCCTGTGCAACCCTAACTCGATAGTTCTCAGGATTATAATTAGCGACGGCCTGCTTAAGCCAATCAGCCTCAACGAAACGCCCGTCGGTTGTCGGCCCTTCAATTGCAACCAAAAACCAAGTTGGTTTTTTATTGCTCAGCTGCCGGTACAGGCTATCGATATAGTGAGTTGCCTCAGCTTGCGCATCAAATTTACCGTAAGACTGATCACCCTGGCTGACGTGATAGCGAGTGACCGGGTTCATTTTCTTCCTGGGTAATTTGGTGATACTGAAACCCCGGTAAATACTGGTATGCGTTCTGACTTTTATTACCGCATATTGCATTACTTCCCCTCCCTCGTACGGCAATTGCATCATCCTATGGTATGGTTCGCTTGCCCACTACGCTCTGCCAGGAGCATGGGCATGACAATAACTGACAAAAAGGAGTATTTATGTCACAGAAGGAAACCCGCACCGATCCGTATGTCATTGCTGAAAAATACGGCTACATTGAAGGTGATTCTGGAATGGCCTTTATTGGTTTTGCTTTCCCCCAAGAAGTCACCATCCCTCCCACCGAACGTTTTTTTGTCGGGGTTGGCCTGGATGAAGTTGAAGAGCTTGTTGTGATTTTGCAGGATCACATCAACAGGAATCGTAATAAGTAATTTGTTTTTTTCTTCACTTAACGCTATCAACGCCACCAAGGTGGCGTTTTTCATATCGCCCTGATAGCAGAGGTACCCTGTTTCGCCTGGTTTCATTTTCATATTGATGTCTCTCTCGTTGATTTGAATTATCGCATGATGCATGCCAGCCACCTCACCCGAATGCCGCAGCTTTATCTAAATGGTTAAAGCCATCCAAATACATGCGCGCGTAATAAGCCACCATATTAACTTGCAGTAATTCACGGCGCCCAGGCAGTGAGCGCGGGGCTATTGGTAGATAAGCCCTTTCAGCGTCACTTTGCACTTGCCGCAAATCCATTTCGAAAAACTCGGCAAATTCTTTCAGGGTCATTCGGGGTTTAATCCCCTTTTCTGTCAGGTACGCGAGTGCGAGATCCATTGCTTCCCGTTCCTGGCTATTGCTGGCCGGTAAGTTTGTGATGCGACGCCCTCTTGATGACGCAGCTTTAGCTGGTTCGCTTTTATGCGTTGCCGTCATGAGCTATCCTCTAGGATCGGTTTAGATTGGTTTCGCTTGCTTTAGATGATGCTCAGTTGAGTATCTAAATGGAGGATAGTCTTCACATGAGTAGTATGTCAAGCAGTCATGCAGAAAAACTTAGGTGCATCCGCAAAGCCGAAGGATTAACACAAGCGGCATTCGCGAAGGAAGTTGGCCTTGCATTAAGCAGCGTGAGGAATTACGAAACAGGTCATAGAGAGGTTGGACTCTCAATCATTGATAAAGTAATCAACCATCCTAGATTTGAGAAGTACATGATGTGGTTAATGAGTGATAAGACCTCTGAAGCGGCGGGGCAGGTTTCCCCGGCTCTCTCCCCTGATGGGTCAAACAACACATCAGACCGCCAACAAACCAAGAAGGTTGGTTAATCGCCTATAAAATATACACTTCTTGGGGGCGCGGCGGCCTTTGTCACTGGTATGACTTCTGGGAATAACACAGCAAGTCAGCTCCGCAAAACGCTGATGTAAACGAGAAATAAGAAATTTAAAAAGGAGTTTTAAGCATGAAAAAAACAACCATTGTTACTTTGTTGGCTGCAACATTCTTTTCTTCCCTTGCAATCGCTAATCAGACCAAAACCCTTGAGAAAGATAATTTTGAAGGTGAGTGGCCTTTCTCATTTAGTAAGGGCACCTTGGAATGTGATCGGGCGGCGGCATTTATTCGAGATGATGAAAGCGGGCAACTCTATGGCCTGAATGGGCCTGCGCTGACGCCGGCAACATTACGAAAAAACAACGCGCTCCCCTTAGAACCAGAAATGTCTGTGTGGCTAAATGACCCTTCCCCAATGGGGTATAAGGTGAGCCTAGGTGATGTATTAGATGAAGCAGTGAATCTTTGCGTTAAACCCTTACTTAAATAGTAACTGCATTATGGGTATAAAATCATTAGGTCGTGACGGTTGGATGGTCGACGTTCGCCCGCAAGGGCGAACCGGCAAAAGAGTCCGTCGGAAGTTTCAAACCAAAGCAGAGGCCCAGCAATTCGAGCGCTGGGTTATCGCCACACAGAACAATAAAGACTGGTTGGAAAAACCAAAAGATACGCGCACTTTTTTGGACTTAATCGAACTATGGTGGACACACAAAGGCCAAACAATGCGAAGTGGCGAGGTGACGTACACGGCGCTGAAAGGCATCTGTGTTCGTCTTGGAAATCCGACAGCAAGCAGTATCACACCGGCTTTCCTATCAGAGTACCGCTCACAGCGACTTGCTCAGGGCAGAAGTAAGGCGACAGTAAATCATGAAAGGGACAATATCAGCGGTGTCTTTACCGTATTGATTGAACTCGGCCATTATCCAGCGCCTCACCCTCTAACTGGTTTCAAAGCATTAAAACTCGAAGATAAAGAGATGGGCTATCTTCGCAAAAACCAAATCACACTTTTGCTTAATGAACTCAGCGGCGACAACCTCAAGGTTGTAAAGATATGTCTTGCCACTGGCGCGCGATGGATGGAGGCGGCAACCCTGCGGCGTTCTCACCTTTCAATGAATCGGGTTACCTTCTCAAAAACCAAAAACGGATACGCTCGAACTGTGCCAATCTCCCCTGAACTGTACGAAGAAATATCCGTAGGCGAGCAGGAGACCCTATTCCCGAGTGTTAGTTATGAAGAGGTTCGAGAGCTGATCAAGCGTGTCGCTCCTGATTTGCCGGAAGGCCAAGCAACACACGTTTTCAGGCACACGTTTGCAAGTCACTTCATGATGAGCGGGGGCAACATTCTTACCCTGCAAAAAATCTTGGGCCACCGTACCATCACGCAAACAATGATCTATGCGCACTTTGCCCCGGAGCATCTAATTGACGCGGTAAAACTCAACCCACTGGTTGCCCTATGA